ACCCCCGTCAAAAGGGGTGCGCTGCACTTCGATGTGTAAGCCCTAACTCGTACTAGAGAAGGAGCTGCGCTTATGCCTCAAATGGCTGGTACAACTTACCAGTTTGATGAGCTGGTCAAACTTCGTTATGACCTGGCTGTCGATATCTATCGACAACGCGTTCGCGCAGCGGAAGTCGAGGCAGCTTCCCGTAAGGGAAGATTACTAGAGTACTGGGTCTACAAGACCTTCGGAAACCTAATACCGAGCTTAGCTTTGACGCTAAACCCGTATTGGCAACTCGATAGGGATCTCCGGGAACGATCTAACAGAATCGTCCCTGGAGTTTACTCGCAGATTCCTGTACCCTGTAATAGGACTCGTACCTTCCAGACCGTAAAGGCTGAAGTGGCTGACCTTACCTATCGCAGGTATGGCACCATAAATCAGACATATCGTGTCTGGACCGGTAAGGACTGGGCTGTCCAGTCGGGGTCTTCGGTTCCCCTTAACACGTCAAATACATACCATAATGGTGTGCAGGTGGCGATTAATGGGTTTAGGAAGGATACTACGTGGTTAACACGCAATCCTTCTGTCCGAAAGATTCCACGCAGTCCTGATGCTAAGCGCTCAGCTGGCCTTCAAAGCCAGGGTGAGTTTGAACTTTGGATTCCAAAGTTCTATGCTGAGCATCGGCCTGTTGAGTGGCAATCTAGCGATACGGCGTTCGCTGTCATAAATAGTCCTCATACTTGGACTAGATCTGACACGTACACTCGTAACGTTTACCACGGTCCTTGTGCCCTCTTACTGCCCGGTGGTCCCGACCAAGCCGCTGTTGAAGAACGCCAATATGCGTTAAGTCTTCTCGCGAGAAATCTCGAGAAGCTTACTGCCAGGGCTTTACCTGACAGGCGCAAATATAGCCTCTTCTACAACGTCGCAGAACTGAAGGACTTCCCTCAGATGATGCGAAGCACTCTTGCTACTTGGCGAGACGTGGAGTCGATACTTGGTAAGCATGGGTTCTTGCGAGCCCTTGCTAACCCCAAGTTCTGGACTCGGGATAAGATAATGCTTGTGAAGGAGAAACTCTCCAACGCTCGCATATACTTAAACCCGGAAGGCGCCTTTTCCGATGCCTACTTGAACTTCAAGTTTGGCTGGGAATCGACGTATTCCGCTATCGTGCAGTTCATCGGCAAACCAGGTGCTGTGTCTAAGGAGATTAACAATCTCATAGCACAGGATGGCAAGCTGATGACACTCGGCTGTTCCCTCGGTGAGGTGACAGAAGAGTGGACTTCCGGCCTGTCCGTATCGCTCTTCCTTCCAGTTGGCATGTTGCCTGACCCTAGTGCCCCCTTTTCTTCTGTAGGAAAGAGGACCTATGAGATCCGCGGTATGTTGAACTGCGGTGTGCAGATGCCACCCCTGGATATCCCACGCCTTAAGGATAAACTTTTCCTTGAGAAGGTGGGTGCGATACCTACTCCATCGGATGTGTACAATCTCATCCCATGGACTTGGCTAGTTGACTGGTTTTCGGGTTTTGGAGACTATGTCCATCTTTTGGACCAAGTTCTCTCTGACCCTACACTAATCAACTATGGGCTTGCAACTTACGTAAGTAAGTTGGAGGCCACATTTTCGCAGGGAGCTTTTACGAACGTAAGTGACTATATCCATTATGACAGTGGTTCACCTCCACCGTATACGACACCCCGTAAGGTGTCTGCTACGGTTTCGTGTTCCTTTGTCGGCAGTTACCAACTGCGCGTGGATATAGGATCTCTCGTACCTGTTAAATGTACTTCTGGTCGCGGCTTGTCTGCGACTCAGAGTACAATCTTGGGTGCACTAATCGCCAAGTTCGGCGGTTAGAAGCCTAAATTGCCTTATTGCGCATGGTGCGTAATAAGTAACCTTCAGCTTGAGAGTTCTTGTAGATGTTGACCGATCCATTGACTGTCGCCGCTTCTTCCCCGACACCCGCTCTGTCATTGAGCGTCGTGTCATTCGACGGTATGGGATCGACTCGAAAGGACGTAGCCAATGGCTACGTTCTCAAGATGTCGCATTCCACTAACGCCAAATCGGGAGAACGCCATTATATGCAGATGCAAGCCACTGTTACGGCTGTCGACCCTTTGACGGGCGGCAACTCGCTTCAGACCGGCTCAGTCTCCATATCCTCATCGTTCCCGACTTTTGGGTTCGATCAGGCGCACAAGGATGCCCTTGTTAAGGCATTGACTGATGCGCTTGGCGTGGTGACAAACACCAAGTTCAACTCTTTCCAGAGCTAAGGAATGCTCTGGTTTGACACTGAGTTGAACTACATGTAGCGGGGGACCATACTTTCTGGATCTCTCCGCTTGGAGAGTAATCATGAAGGTATGGTCTTCTGTTGCAATGGTTATTGCAACCCTGCTACTGGTCGGCTGCGCTGTTCCGACCGACGTTGAAGTAACTTGCTCAACGCCGGACATGCAGTTCAGCTGTTGGATCGGGAAACCGTCTGCACAGGATCCTCCAGCTCCAAATGGAGCAAAGGATGAAAAGCCTGATAGGCCTCTCGCGCAGCCTCTTTCAAGACTTAGAGAGGATGCACCCTGATGTTCACGGTCTCGATAGGGACTTACATACTATCGAAGCGCGTATCGAAAGTGAGGGCGTTGGATTTCTTTCCGTCGCCCTTCCTGCTTTCGGTAAGGCTCTTGATCAGAGCCTTGCTTCCGGCAAGATGGTCCACGTTCCAGGTTTTGGTTTCACCTCGAACGGACAAATCCCGAGACTGTTTTCGGGTATTGTCACCCATATTTTCGATACTAAAACAGGTACTCTTAGGAGCAACCCGCCTGTTGATGCTATCACTAGCATCAGACAAGTATGTTACTTCTTTAAGAAGTATCTTCCTGGCGATAGCCGAGCGCATTTGCTCGAAACTAAAGCTTTCGAAGACTTCGAGAGTACCGACATGGAGATACGAGATGTTGATATGTCTCGAATCTCCAGGTTCGGACATGTTTGCTCATTTGTCTTACCTGGACTTGACTTTGTCCAAGATTTCAAAGGCAGACATGGCCCTGGCGCTGTATTGGAGGGATACGCTCCCAACCAGAAGTGGAAGGAAGTGTATCAGGGTCTTCTTGATTTTGACCCAAGACTGCTCAACATTGGGTACGATCTCCCAGCAAGCTTGCTGAGTGATTGGCACAGTGCTGATTCAGTACCTCCGTACGACTTAACGAGCCTGTGTGCGAGACTAGTCACTGTGCCTAAGACATGTACTGCTCTTAGGACCATCACAGTGGAGCCCTGTTTGAACCAGTTTGTCCAACAGGCACTTAATATTGTTCTTCGTCAGCACATTGCTGACGATCCAATATTGAGGTGTTCTCTCACACTTAACTCTCAACGTCCAAATCAAGAATTGGCGATTGAGGGCTCCCTCACCGGTGACTGGTGTACGATTGACTTGTCGTCGGCTAGTGATCGGTTGTCTTTACAGGTTGTAAAGGCAGCCTTTGCTAGCAGGCCGCGCTTCTTAGAGGCGCTTCTTGCAAGCCGTACGCCCAACGTAAAAGTAGGTAGTAATACCATTACGTTGAAGAAGTACGCCGGAATGGGTAACGCTACAACTTTTCCGGTGCAATCTTTGGTTTTCGCCTTACTAGCGATTACCGCGATTACACAGTCAGAGAAGTCTCTGACAAGTGGTAAGTTGATAGACGTCGCTCGTTGTGTTCGCGTCTTCGGTGATGATATCATCGTCCGACGTGAGCACTATCAGGACGTAGCTGACTGGATCAACTCGTTTGGTCTAAAGATCAACCAGACGAAGACTTTCAACGAAGGTAACTTCCGCGAAAGTTGCGGTGTTGATGCTTTCCGTGGTCACGATGTGACCCCGGTGTATCTTCACTGCGATCCAGATAGTACCGTGGCGGAACCAAGTTCCTTGGTTTCTTTAGTAGCCACTTCCAACCAACTTTGGAGGAAATGTTACTATGAAACATCAGACTTCATCAAGCGTAAAGTCGAGAGTTCAGCGAACCCTCTTCCCTACGTCGGGACGGAGTCTGTTGGACTTGGATGGCAGGACCGTTGGAACCATTTCACGATCCAGAGATGGAATCGTGATTTGCATAGGTTTGAGTTTAGAACCTATGTTCCCGTTGCTGATAAGCAACTTGACGTTCTTGACGGGTATCCCGCCTTGCTCAAGTTTTGGCATTCTACGATGGAATGTCCCTCGGAAGAGATGTTTGGGCTTCGGAATCAAGGGATGGATGTATTTAGTCCATCACCTAATGATGCCGGAGCTTCGAGTATCTTATCGTTGGAACGAACCATCGATGAAGACCACTTGACGCATTCCGTCCGTCGTTTCAGATCGAAACTACGGAAACGGTGGGTGCAGTCTTAAATTTGAGACTGTAAAGTCCTCTCTAGCACGCTAGAAAGGCC